GCACTGCCAACTGAATAACACATCCCCGTCAATACGGTTCTCGCTGCACGCTTACGCGCCAGCGCACCGCTGCGAGTTTTATCTGATACCGCCATTTGCTTTACTCCGGGCATTAAAAAACCCGCCGGAGCGGGTTATTTTTTAAGCTTGCATTTTTCAGTGGTGCCGTCACCTCTTGGTAGATTATCGGCATCAAGAGTACGCTTTTGCAGCGTCATCGTTTTATGAATGGTATTGAATACGAGAAAATGATGCACGTGAATGCCTCCATTCTGCCCCCATTCATCAAACTCAAAAATAATGGCGTTTTCGTCATCTTCATAGGGATTTGAAAACCCTTTGGTATCGCTCATCAATACGCCATTTTTAATTGCTGCGTGCTGATAATTTACACTCTCATATAATATGTAATTATCTTTACCGCAAATTATATTTATTGGCGGGCCGGACGCCCCAGAAGCAAAAGCAAAAAGGGGAGAGCTTAAAAGCAAAGTAGTTAACAATTTAACGTGATACATAATTAGCTGGGCACCTTTCTGCAGGGGAACGACCCGATGATTTTCGGGGCATCCATACTGTTTTGCAGAAGTTGGACATTAAGGAACGCCTTACCGTTACGCTTCACGAATTCAAAGCCGTAATTATTACCATCGCGAGCAGGCATAAGACCCATGTCCATTTTCATGTTTGCGTAATCGCCATCCTTCCCCAAGAATTTTACTTTCTGTGATGTGACAGTCTCACCATTGATCACGGTCATACCTTCGCCGGTCATTATGTAATTGCCACACTGGATTGCAGCCATCGTCGGCATGGATACCATCACAGCTAATGCCAAGCAAAACTGTTTCATTAGAGCCCTCTCTCCCGCGCAGATGAGGAGACCAGATCCGCCGCACCACGCGCTTCACACATCATATCCATGTACCACGCCTGGCCCCTTGTGTCGCCAGTGTACATAATGCCACGGACAATATAAACGCCGTCAGTAGCAATACTGGCAGGCTGCGCAGCTGTGCCTTCAATGGTGATGTTTCCGTTGTTGTTCTGGTCAGTGATACGCCCTTGCGTCATGGCGATATCGTTATTCCCCAGCACGGTACGGAACACAGAAGCCTGATTCAGCTCGATCAGTCCATTAACGCGGATGTTAGGGTTAATCAGGCAACGGACGTTAACGCCGCTACCAATGGTCTGCTGAGGCATACCCACAAGGCCGGTGGCGCTGTTCAGCTTTATGGCTTCGTGAACAACCTCATTTTTCGCCACCATTTCCCGCTTGCCGTCGACAAACATCCAGTCAGCCTTGCATTGCTCGGCGACGTTATCCATCAGATGCCGGGTCATACCAAAAAGCACCCTGCCGCGAGGAAACACCGTTGCAGGCATTGCAGGGGTATTCCCTTCCGTGGCTCCGTTAGCGTTGAAGTCCTTCATGAGCACTGCATTGACGTCAGAGACCGTATAGCCAGCCGCCAGCGTCTGCGCAGTGATCGAGGTAGCGAATGCCCGGTCAGAATCAGCCGCCTGAATAAGGACAAAGCTATCAACGGGGTTATCTTTCCCTGTGATGGTGTACCGGATTTCCCCGTCGAAAATCAGCCCATAATTTCGACCGTCCATCTGCCCGACTTCATCGGGGTTTACTGTCCTGGCGACGCCTACCTGGTTGGCTGGAACATCAGCTGCAATGCCATCATACCCAGCAATAATCCTCACTCGGTTAAACTCATTCCCCATGATGCGGTTAACCGTATTTGCGGACAGATTATAGATTTTGAAAGTACCTATGCGCGTCTCACTGCTTAGGTTAAACCAATCGATATTAAAAGTGACTTTAAAACTTCCAAGGTCGATAGCGCCACCATCGGGGTCGACAAGCTGTAGCTCAAAGTGCCGCATCCAGTTCTGAGACATTTTTACTCCGTTACCGCATAAAGATGGCTATAAATCCCCAGATCGGCCTCAGTGGGATTTTCGCTGGACTGGTTGTCGCAGCCCACATAAAGCGAAAAGCCAAGCCCGAGATAGCGATACTGCGCTAGCAGGTCGGCGCCGGTGATAAGCGGGATCCCCTTTATCAGGTCTGCACCGCTGCTATCCATAATATCCAGACACCAGAAAGCAGCACGCCAGGTCACAGCCATTTGCAGACTTTGACCTGCCACGGATATGGAGAATCGCTGGTTTTCCGGAGAAAGAGGGATTTCGCTGATCGTCATTTACCCTCCCGCTACAAAGCCACTTAACCGGCTCAATATTGATTCATTTTTTTGAACTGGCGTTTTCACCCCGGAGTTTTGCACGGCTGAGGTGTTCGCCCCTAACTTCATGTTGGACTTTGGAGCTACCTGCGTGGTGGTTGTGCTTGTGATAATCACTTCCCGGAGCGTCAGCACGGCAGAGAGAATATTTTCCGACGTTCTGTCGGTAGTGACCTCAAGCGCACGGATCAGCATATTGGTGTAAATCCGCTTACCGGTCACCACATCTAAAGGCACCCTGCTGCTCTGCAGATTTAACAGTTCCTGATAAGTTTCCTTCGGGCCAATACCAACGCTTAGCCCAAGAGAAGATGTATCTACGAAGTCAAGTAAGGAACCGCCGCCAGCAAAACCGACCTGCATTACCACTTCCGAAGGACGTCGAAATGCATGGTCGGAAATTGCTGCGCCAACCTCTACGGGATGCTCGGTTATTTCAAGAGAGTCATCGTGCTTTTCTGAAATAACAACACTGGGGACTATCAGCCCGATCCGCCTGCTCTGCTGCTGAAAGAGAGTAGAAAGAATATCCATCATCCTGCTCCAGTTTGGTTATTTCTCAGCACCCTGGCATTAGCATCAAGCTGGCGGCGACTGACTTCCTGCCCAATCTCCTGAGCATTACCGCCATAGATGTTGTAGGTGTTTTGCTGATTCACCTGCGCTCCAGCAGCCTGATGGGCAAGCGGGCTATTCCAGTTCGAATACCCCTCTTTGCGGGCCATAGACTGCATGAGCATAGCCATCGTATTGGGGTCGGACAGGTTTAATGCTGCCGTCGGCGATACACCCATCCAGCCAGCAACGTCACGGGCATATTTGGCAGGATCGTTGTTATCGGCCGCAGGCGCCCAGGTGCTGACGATATCCATGATAGTCTGCAGGCGGCGCCCGGTCGTTTTCCCTGTGAAGTACCGCATGAGCTGGTTTTTCATGGCCTCCCAGCCTTCCAGCGCAGAACCAAACGCACGAAAGCCACCACCGCCTACGGGCCGAATATTGCCGGGGTTATTGTTGCGATCTGCAAGCGTATTCCCCTCGCCACGGAAGAAACGGCCTATGCTGCGCGGGTCAAATCCTGTCTTATCCTTTATCCAGTCAGCAGTGCTATTGGCACTGTCAGAAACGCCGGGCAGCGCATCAGGCTGGTTACTACCTTGTTTGAGAAGAGCCTTGCCAATACTTGCAGCATCCGACCAGCGACCGTCCTTGATAGCGTTAAGCAGGTCGCCGATCATACTCAGCATCTTGCTAAACTCACCCATCTGGGTAATGAAGTTGCTGAAATCCCATTTCAAAGACCAGGATTTAGGGTCGATATTGAGCAGCTTTGCCAGCGCTTTTCCGAGATCGAGGACAGTCTGTTTCAGGTCACCGACCATCTTCAGTGCTGCGTCTACTTCAGGCTTCCATTTACCCCAGTCAATGAGGCTCTTACCGCCCTCCTTCCAGGTCTGGTAATCCTCCCATAGCAAAGCTATGGCAGCGGCAAGACCGAGAACCCACGTAATCGGCGATGCGATCATAGCGCGGTTGAGCATCCACCACGCTGCGGTTAGCGCTCCAATTAGTTCGATCAGCTGCTGCGACTGCTTATCAAGAGAGTCCCACCAGTCGCTGATACCCTGACCCAACTGGATGAGGCGGTAAATTCCCCTGCCTACCATCTCGCCAGCCCAGAGAATTCCTTTCACCGTACCGGTTATTGCGCCTTCAATTTTCGGGAAGTTTTCCAGTATCTGGCGGCGCAGCCTGTCGAGAGAGCCAGCAAGTCCATCAGCGAGACTGGAGCCTATTTTATCCCGCGCCATGCCTGCCATCAGCCCAAAGGAGCGCAGCGAGGTCATGAATTTATTAGAGCTGACGGCGGCCACATCGGCGTTATAGCCGATCGCCTTCGCCATCGCGGTGTATTCGCCACTAAACTGGCCGATACCGCGACGCATTGCCATCAGGGTGTTTTCATCCAGACCCAGCATCTGAGCGTACTGGTTCGCGCGGTAATACGGCATACTGCTAAGACGCTGGCCGACGCCGGTAAAGATCGTCGCCATATCCCGCATGTTGCCGCTGGCATCACGCGTTTGAACCCCCAGCCGGTTCAGGAAACCCTCAGCGCCGGGATTGTTACGCATGAACCTGGCAAGATTTTCGAGAGAGCCGCGGGCCCCGTCGACACTGCCGCCAACCTGACTAACCGCATACCCAATCTGCTTAATGCCCTCCACCGTCGCGCCTGTGCGCTGAGAGGCCCAGTACAGGTCGTCGAGACCGCTGGCAATTTTCGCAGTGAATGCAACGACGGAAAGCGCCGCAGCCTCAACTTTGACGCCCAGTTCAATCGCTTTAAGCGCTGTCCCGGCAACGACGGCATCGAATTTTCTGGCGCCAGCCTCATCAACTTTGAACCCAAGCGAGATCAGAAAGTCCTTGAGCGTTTCAGCGTTCATTAGCCTCTCTCCATTTCGCTATGCGGTTTTCGTTATCGGCTTTCAGGTCCAGCCAGTCATTCATACGGGCAATATCAGCCAGATCAACTGACCCATCTTTCAGGGCGGTGTAAGGGATAAGCCCGGCATCCACCGGGCGCATCAGGAAATCCTCGCCTTCTGGCATGGATTCCAGGACAGGACCTATGGCTGGGTAGGCGTCCCGCTGCCGGGGAGTTCTTTCAAAAAATTTCCCAGGCTGTCGGCGACCACCCGCGCCACCAGCTGCAGCATCGTGAACAGGTCGATATCGTCAAACATCAGCGCGCCCTGATCGAAAATTTTCACCCACCCTTTTTCATGCTGGCGCATAACAACACCCAGGCACGGATGAATCACCGCGTTAACGTCCTCTTCAGGCAGAGCTGCCAGGGTATCGGCAATCTTCGGCAAGACGATATCCAGAGCGTCGAATGCCCTTTTCTCACCGAAAACCAGCTTGCCCTCGCTGTCTCTGACCATCATGGATTTCAGCGTGCCAAAGTCAGAAACCAGCCCGGCCAGCACCGGCAGCAGCTTGCGGCTTACCTTCAACTGCTGGAAAACATCGAGCTTGGCGGTGCGGTATTTAACGCCTTTGATTTCAAATTCCATCTGTTAAAACTCCCCAAGCAGCTGATCAATCTTGCCGCAGTCAAAGACCCAGGAAACCGTATTGCCAACTTTGGCGTTAGCGTGATCGGGTTGCTTCTGGAAAGCACAAGAACGCGCTGTAGTGGTATCACCTGATACTTTGTTGCGAATGACGATGACGTTATTGCCCCACGTCGCCGAGGACAGGCTCTGTGCGTTGTACATCAGCGAGAGCTTTTTGTTTACCGGGGAGGTTTTCAGCAAGGTTACCGTGATAGTGCCGCTTTTTCCGGCGTGCAGGCTGTGCATCACCTCGCCATCGGCGCCGATGGTCATGGTGTTTTTGGCCTCTGTCATTGTGACAGTAATGCCCTCTTCGGCGTTCGCTGAGCCGTAGCCAAGCTCAACTAACCCGGTAGGCCCTGCGAGAGAGGCCGAAACATCAAAAAACGAATACGTAGACATCTATGGCTCCTTAGCGCACGACCGTGATTGCGACGGTGCCGTAATGAACGGCTCCGGCCAGTTTCCCGGCAACCTGAATTGGCACACCTTTCCGCGCTTCGCGATCGACCTGAAGCTGGTCATCAACGTTTTCTGCCCAGGTGTAATAGCCCTTCGTCAGCATGTCACCGGTATTGAGCTGGCCAATCGGGCCACCAGTCCATTTACCCGGCGCAAAGAGACCGTTTTGAACAGCCTTATCGAGCACCAGCTCAATGTTGGCGATACGGGTTGTGGTACCGGCGTCGGTCTGGGGGATTTTGGTTGTGCTCGTATAGAGCGTGTTGTAGTCAGCCGTCTGTACGGCGTTCTGCAACCAGTCGAGGCCATGGCGTTCGTCGAAGAAATCGCCGTTTGCCATAACGCCTTGCTCAAGAATCGCTGTATCGTTTTCGTAGTACACGTAAACGTTGCAGTTCTTCGCTTCCAGGTTGTTAGCCTGCGAGGTACCCAGGGTTTCGTAGGTAACGCCCGGCAGCTGTTTAAACTTGAGGGTGATCGTCGTGTTGCTTCCGGTGAAGTCAACAGTAAACGCACGCGCAAACGAGGACAGCGCAGCATAGCGGCTGCTGGTCGAGTACTGGATAAAGGTACGGCTGTATTTCGCTGCTTTCAGCTTGGAAGCCAGATCCGTCGTGGTAGCCGCGTCAAGAATCGTTGAATCAGCTGAGGTAACGCCAAAGATGCGGGATACACTTGCGGCTTCGATAGCCGCCGCCACACTGATAATGTCGGTGTCGGAAGGGTAATCAACAAGCGGCACGGCAAGATGAAGGCCATACCATGAATTCCAGTCCAGCAAAGCGTTAACCGCCTGCAGGAGGCTTTCTGCGCTACCTGTTTCGCCAGTGGCCAGCGTTTTCGCCCAGCGACCGACATACACAAGAGTCGGCTGCGGTTGCTGGGAGAACCAGATAACAGCCGCTGCATATTCCTGGCTGTCTACACCAAAGTCATCGCCGATATCATCAGCGCTGGAGTAAAGGCGTAGCCGCTCAGAAATCGGAATAACAGTTGAGTCGCCCAGGATGAGCATTGAGCCAAAATTGCGCCCCTGCGCGGCCCGAGCAGAAAGCGTCACCGTCACGTTAGCGATACGGTTAAGGGGAAGCCCTTTTTCCATGTTAGTCTCCGGTAACTATCGTGACGTTAGGGTCAACGACAGATTTAACGTTGTAGGTACGGGTGTTTTTGCGGGAAAGGGTCACGGCAAGGTCATACCGGCGCACCCACTGGTTGTTGATCAATTCGGGGAGGTTTCGTATATCATCAGCGCTCACCAGCGACAAACCTGAGATTCGTCGCAACGTATCTGCGTTTTGATCTACAAACATTCCGTCACGAAACCGCGTGGCCATCCCGGAACCGCCGGGGCCATAGAAACAGAAAAGCACCTGGATGCTCTCCCATGACCATTGCTCGCTTTGCTCTTCGCTTACCTGGACATTTGCAGGTGTACCGGGTCGTGAGAGCGTGGAAAAGTTAAACCCGCACCACGTCTCACCGTTCGGCGGTATTTTTGACTGGGGATCAGTAAACCTTGGCAATACCAGGTTAACCGCAATCCCCGTCACGCCTCTTACCCAGCGACTCAGTTGCTTTTCCAGCTCCTTATCGTACTCAGGAGCATCCCCGACGGGGGTAAGATACCCAGGCTCTGTGCTGTCGTTACTCAACGGGGATCCCTCCGTTAAACTCCAGCAGCTCGCAATGTGCCTGCACGAACCCGGCACCGTATCGGGTGTACGGATCGACAAAGGTCACGCGGTACCGTCTGCCGCTGTATAAAACGATATCAGCGTCGAGTTCTGGCGTTGAGTCACTGGCAGGCATCCCCTGAGTTAGCCTGAACTGGGTAACGATGAGGATGGCGCCATTGATGTTTTGCCCGGCGGCCATTCGCTTAGCCTCAAGCGAGCGATCGACGGTTACGACACCAGAGAACGGAATAGCCTGCGCGGTATTGGTCGGAAAATTATCTTCGTCCACCGTCTGCACCTGCCGATAACACACCAGAGACAGGTCGACAAAGTCCGGATCAAGCAGAACATCAGTCACATCGAGAAACGGCATTATTTTTTCCTCACGACATACTGAATCGCTCTGAAAAGGAATCCGCGGGCACGCAGCGGCTTATCGCCTGGGATGGGAGGCTTCATTTTCCGGCGCTTCTTGATGGTCTTTTCCGATAGTGGGGTCAGACGATCGCCTGCCTCAATGACAGCCTTTGAGGCATCCATAGCTATCTGTCCGGCGGCTTCAAGATGCTGCTCTGCCACATCTGCCTTACCTTCAAGCGCAGCCTGAGCAGCCTGCTTTAACCGCTCGGTGGTTTTATCCCGCGAATCCTCAATACCCATGTCCAAAAATGGCCTTGGCGGCAGAGTAACGGTCTCACCGTCTATCTCTACGGTTGCCCCGGTGGACTGGAGATAACCCAGCTCAGCGTTGCTCAGCGGCGCATCATCGCGCGGAGGGCCTGCCGGGATACCAACAAGCACATCAGTTCCTGACAGCTGTTTCAGCGCATCCAGAACGACACTGTAATTGTCTTCCCGAATTGTGAGCCCGCTTTTCATTCCGGCGTCCCCAGCTGAACCGCTCCGGCACCAAACATCATCAGGTATTCCCAGAACTCCGATCCGTAACGGGAGTTGTTCCAGAAACCGGCATTAGGGTCCAGGGTTGCGCTTGCGTCATAACTGGCTGAAACCTTATCCACTGATTTCGCGGTTTGTATGCCGCTATTTACACCACCAGAAGTACCCACAGCCACACCACGCATATCGGCGGCGTAGAGGTACAAATAGTGCGCAACATACAGCCCGACGATGTAGGGAAAGATATCCACGCCAAAGCGCGACTCACTCAGCATGGCATCAGCAAGATTCAGTCGAGCCAGGATCATTGGCGTGGGGTACTTTGTTTCGTCAGCGAACTGCGGAAAGGTTGCCCTGAACTGCTCAGGCGTCGGCAGACTTTGATTTCTTGCCATTATCGGTAGTCTCCGGCAATTGCGCTTCGAGTTCAGCAATACGCGCGTCTTTCTCAGCGATTTTTGCTTCCAGCTCAGCAATTCGCGGGTCTTCTGCAATCGCTGGCGCTTCGCCATCCGGTGAACAGTGCGCTTTTACGAACCAGTGCTCAGCAACGGTGTCATCGACGTCGTGGAAGCCAACCTGGAAATGCTTTTGCTCTTTGCCGTCGTTGAAGTTAAACGGGGAGAGTACGTAAATCTTTTTCATTGCAAGTCCTCATGAGCGGCCCTTTCGGGCCGCCGCAGGTTAGATGCCGTCGACGTAGGCCAGAGTTTCCGGATAAACCGGCTCTACTGCACCCAGCTTGCCGTAATAGGTTACGAGCTGATACAGGCCGCGATACTGGATCGGCACGCTCATCAGCGGAACCATCGGGAAGCGAACGTATTTCTTGTCGTTGGTGTAGAACATCATGCGATCAGAGTTCGACACGCCACGACCTTTCGCCCATTTCACCGGACGGATGTTCAGAGGACGCCCGTTCTGGTGGTATGCGATGGTGTTGGTTTCCAGATAGGTCAGCAGTGACTGGTTACCAGCGCTGGATACGATGGTGCTTGCCAGCAGAGAGAACTGCTCCGGCGGGATCAGCAGGTCCGTCGGTACCATGGAGTAAGCCGAGTTGGCCCACGCTGCACTCAGCCCGGCATTAATGCTCGCCCGGATTTCGTCAGCGGTGGAGGTCGCCCAGGTCTTCGCTGCGTTGGTCGGCGTTACCTGCGTCAGGTTCATCAGGCCTTTAACGTTCAGACCGGAATCGCCGATATAAACCTGCTCGTCCGTGTCCATGTTCCACTTCAGTTGCATGCCGTCGTACTTCTGCGTGTCGATCGGGCGACCAACCTGCGCAGCTGCCTGCAATTCAGGAACGGTCCAGCCAAGCTCCATACCCCACAGTGTGAGCGGGAAGCCAGTTTTTGCGATGTCGACGTTAAGTCCAGCCATCGCGGTCGCGGCTTTGCTCAGCCAGTTTTTACCGTTGGCATTCGGTGTACCGGCAGCGGCAAAGGTGGTGTTAGTGAACGAGCTGATCTCGTCAGCAATAGACACGTCTTCACGCAACTGGATATCGCGCGACCAGGTGTAATTCACCAGCGGCAGATTCAGTGTCTGATCGAGACGCTCCAGCTCATGGACAAGAAAGGCACCAGTGCCGTCGACTGTCGCCTGGTCAAATGTCATTGGCATTTGCGATTTCCTTAAATATTGAAGGCCAGCTCAATGTTGCCGCTGGTGTCGCCAGGGCCATTGAAGTAAGCGTTAGTGATCTGGACGGTATTCGAGCCATCAGCGGCGGCAAGGAACGCGCCGAGAGGGCTTGAGGCGGATGGTGTGGCCACTCGCATGTAGACCGGGCCATGCAGCGCAACGCTGGATGCATCCGCGCCGATGTTTACCGTGACGTAACCACGTACCAGGCAATCGCCGGTGAAGTTTTTACCGCTGCCTACCTGCTGGACTTTATCCGGCTGGCTGGCGGTCGGATACGGACGAACGTAAATGCCCACCAGCACCGACGCTGTATCGCTCGCAGCGATTGGCACAAATTTCCCGGAGGAAATCTTGCCGCCAAGGCCGTAAGCGGGGAAAAGGTTGGAGGAGTCCAGCAGTTGAGGTTCAACCGTCAGATCCTGCGGACGAGAAATTGCCCCGGCGATGCCCGCTGGCATCCGGTAAAGAAATGTATTACCCATTGGTTAGCCTCGTTTAGACCAGAATTCCTGCGCGGCCTGATTCATACCGGCAATGGTTTTAACAGTGGTGGCAGTCTGCGTTTGCAGGCTGTCGACGGTTTTGGTATTGCGGTTTTTAGCCAGCTCAGAAACAGCCGTGAAAGCCATATCCACCGTGGCTTTTTTCAGCTTACTGATATCGGCATCACCGACAATAGAGCGCACCAGAGATTGATCTGCAGAGGCGAGCACCTGACGCTTGAATGCTGTCGGCTTCGCCTTCTCTGGCAACTGGATGCCTGGCTGAATCAGATCGGCACGATAAGCGGCATCGCCGGTAACGTTACCCTCTTCTTCCTTTTTCTCCTCTTCATCCTCGGCATCGCCGGTACCAGGAGCAGTTGCCGCAGGCGTGAGCTTGGCAACCGCCTCAATCAGCGCCTTACCCCATGCAGGAATTTCTTCCTCGCCATCTCCGGTACCAGGCAATGCCGGGCCGGGAAGCGGATTTTGCGGCGCAAGGTTAATGATCACTCCGCCGGGTGTCATAGAGGTCGATACATCGTTATCGCCCGTGACATCATCAGGCGGGTTATCAATGAGACTTGCCATTTCGGCAGCGTCCCCGGTTTTACGGGCCTTCAGGAGCCGGGTAAACCAGTTTTTAGTAGTGCTTGGCATAGAATCCCCTATTGCACAACGGAAACCGGCCCGCCCGTTAGGGACAAGGGCCAGATGGTTAGCGGTAATCGCAGATTGCTTTGCGAGACCAGGTGAAATCTGTTCGTAATCGGCGTCATATCCGCAGCTGACCTCATCATCACCATCATCAATGGCCTGCAGGGCTTCCGGGGTTTTGACGATGACATCAGCCAGCAGCAGATCGGTTTTATCATCTGTGCCGCGTCGTACGTTCTGGATGTGGCCGTGAGCCAACTGGCGCCAGTTATCAGGGGTAACAAAGATGATCTGCCCGTCAAAATCTCGCGGATGTCCGATAGTGACCGCCATTCCTTCGAATGACGCCATGGCTCGCTCGCTGAACACCTCTTCTGGTGACCGGCGTACGATGACCTTCCCCCTGTCGTTTGGGACAAGCTCAGGCCGCTCTGTGGCGTCGTACTCCTGCTCGCCAGTCCTTGCGATCGGGACGTCCTTAAACAGGACTGACCCATCAGCAAGTTGAAATCGAGTATTGCCCAGGCGGGTTTTAAAGAAATATTTCATGGGTTACCTGCTGAATTGCGGGCATTGAAAAGGCCGCTCATTGGCGGCCTGTTATTTTTTTGGTTCGGGGATCTCCACTTCTGGCCAGCAATCGCAGTTCGGCAGGCATCCGGCGTGTCCGGTCATGCCGTCAAGCGTTGGCGGGTTATCCCAGCGCACAAATTTATCTTTCATTCCTCGGTGCGATGTCCTGGTACCAGCCCCCTTGATGCGCCACCAGTACCCCTCAGAACCAACGGACAGTGCCCGAGCCTGAGTTAATGCGGTAGTGGCGCGGCCTATCTCAGTGCGGGCTATCATCCGCGCCCTGCTGGCCGCCACGTCGCCGGACTGCATGATCATCTCGTAAAGCTGATCTGGACGCTCACCATGGATGACAGCTTGTATTGCACGCTCCTGAATCTCCCTGACACGTCCGGCCGCCTCTAATGGCAGAGACTTCATGTAGCGAATCTGTCGGTAAACGATATCTTGCGCTACCATGCCGACAGGAGTGTTACTAATCACGTCACGCAGACCAGCGGATATTTCTTCCGAAACAGAGCGCCACTGATTCCACTCTTCACGCTCCACCTGGGCAAACATCTTTCGACCGACCATTTCGGCCCAGTCGTCGATCACCCCGGAGTAGTCAACAAGCGATTTAGCAATGCTCTCAGCGCTTGCCTGTGAACCATCGTAGGAGCCCGTGACGATTTGATTTATCTGGTCGACTATCGCCAGTAGGCTTTTCTGATACTGGACCTCCGATCGGCGGCGGAGGGCTGGTTTCAGATTCAGTCGCCTGCCACTGTTTCTTCGCACTCTGGATATCCTCATCGCTAATTGAAGCACCGATGCCGGTAACGTCAGACAGCTCGCGCAAATCGGTCAGAGCAGCAGCCGGCGACATTCCCAAATCACGCACCGCGGTTGCCAGGGCGGTGGTCGTGTTGGTCGCCACCGTGGAGCGATCGGTGTCGCTCATCTGCCACAGGGGGTTAAACTCAAAGGTGAAATCTTGCGGCAACGGCTCGCCAAACTCTGAGCGATGCAGTACATCGAATAACAGGCGGATGTGAGGCCGTAAATCTCGCTCCTGAAGCGTTCCCACGTCGTCGTAGTAGTTCGCGAGGTCAGCGTCACCGGTTGAAAAACCCTTCGGTGACTGGCGGAACAGGCGGACAAGAGGAATGCCAACAGCGCCCGCGATATCCTCTTTAAATTCACTAAGCAGATCTGACAGACCAGCGAAAGAATAAGCATGCGTTTCAAATTCATCCTCCGAATCAAACAGGGATATACCCTCGTTTGTCTGGTACTGGCGGACCATTTCCATATTCTTAATAAGCGCTTCAAACGGCTTACCGCCCACGGCGATAATTTCACGCAGCTTTTTAATCTTTGCCGTTCGCAGGTGCGCCTTGTAGGCAAGCTGGGCAGCGCCGACGCTGGTGCTATCGTAGGAAGTCAGGCGATCGAAGATGCGCTCGACAATGGACATGCCCCACTCGTTTTCGGTGATTTTCTGCTGGTAGGGCAGTTTCACACCATCCATGCGGATCAGTCGGCTGTGGTGAACAGTCCACGCAGGAAGCCCCTGCGCCGTTGTCACGATTTCATAGAATTCAGGCTTGCCGAGGTTAGGACCAAGCGCCTTAATGCGCCTGGTGAGCTGTGGGTTAATCATCCAGCGGTCAAGTACAGCCAGACCTTTAAAGCTGCCCTTGCCAACCTTATCCAGCACCAGCGGCGTCAGCGGTGCCTGACCTTCAATCAGAATCAGTGCCACCGCCCCGCCATACAGCCGGGACCATTTCAGCGTCTCGTTGATGCAATCCCAAAGCTGAAGCTCATCGAACCGCGATTCCAGAATGCCACGGCGTTTCGGGTCTATCTCACTGGTGATCCGCACGCCCTTTTTGGTCATATCGTCCGCTTTCGAATCGACTGCGGCGCCAATAATCCAGGAGGAACGATAAGCCCACTCGATGAGCAGGCGGTTGCGGCTGGTATAGCTCGCCCTGTAGGTCGATGCGGCATGCTGGTTAGGCTGCTGCATACCGACACGGGCAACAAAGTTATCGTACGAATCCGCCGTGGCGACTCGTCCTGTTTTCTTCGCCATGGTGACTATTCTCCGGCTTTTTTTGGTACTCGTGGCGGATAGGATAATTTGTTAAAAAATGACCCGATTTAACATAATGACTGTTACCCGCACCAGCCGGATCCCTCCCATGATGAAATGTCCGCCAAAGGATTATTTATCGGGGTTAAGTGGCTAAAAGCGAGTGAATAAAACATGCATAAACAGGGTCGAAAATTGAATAGCGTGAATTTTGCGTGAAACGGTTATTTCCAGGTATTTAGCTGTTTCCCAGCGCTTCCCAGATATCCATTGCCGTATCAGTAGGAGCGAACGCCATGATAAAAGCGTCGGCCACGTTCGGCGATGGCACATCACGCTTGGCGAGGTCTTTTTTGCTTTCCACCATCACACGCCCGTTTTTGTCAAAATCGCGGTGTGGGGTGGTAAGTTCCAGCTTGAGCTTTTCCAGCAGCGGACAGGATGAGTCAATGCTTATCAGCTCATCTACCGGGTACTGCTCGCCATTCTTTACCGCGTTGAAGGTGTTACGGAAGCGATCCGCTGCCAGCCACCAGGCTTGCGCTTTGAGGTTGGCGAAAAAATCCTTGTTCGGGATGCCAATATATTCGTAGTCCGGCTCATTCACACCAGCGCCAGCGTTGAATCGCTGATAGTTGATGCGGGATGCATTCATGTTTTCGCGCTTACGATCCTCATTAATTTCTGAGAATTTCGCGCCAGCAGATGCCCCAACGCCGATTGAGTCGTAGACGATATCAGCATCACGCTCCAGTGCCGCCTGATAGGTACGCTGGCAGCTCTTCAGCAATTCGTCTTCTTTCGCCTTCCACTCATCAGCCCAGTACACTACGGAGCCGTGGCGATATACGTTAGCGCACTTATCGGCGCCGCTATCGGCAACGTCGAAACCAATACGCTTACGCCCGCTTGGCTCGAAATTAAGGACTTTGTGGGCATCAACGGCCGCCTCAATCCATGACAGCTTGATAATGGCCGCATCATCATCCGACTCTGGCACGCCTTCGTAGACGTGCTTAAACCCATCCGGATCCCGACGCTTAGCGGCCTCGATAACCTTCAGCATGGTGTCGGACAAAAATGGGTTTTCATCGTAGTTGATTTTGCGTATCAGCGTATCTTCTGGCGGATCGACCACAAAGTTACGCCACACGAAATCAGTCACCAGCCCGGGGTTAAAGATAAACCAGCACTCTGAGCCCTCTTTACGGATGGTAGGCTCCAGTATCTTCCACTGGTATTCCGTCAGCGCGTGGGCCTCTTCGAGCCACAGAACGCTGATACCTTCCAGAGACTTAATCTCTTCAATGTTGCGCCAGAGCCCATAAAAGACGAATTCAGACCCGGTCACCCGGTTAATGATTTTGTTGTTCAGAATGCGGAAACGATGCCGCAGGCCAAAGCGGTCAATCTGAATTTTGAGCAGGGTATACACCGACTCTTCAATTTTGTTCTGGATCTGACGTGCACAGCAAAAGCGCAGGCTGTATTTATTCGACAGAAATATGGCTATGCCAGCGGCATCCCACGATTTTGACGATGACCGGCCACCATAAAGCACTTTGTTACGCGCCTGCGTCGTCCAGAAGCTACGCAGGACCGGATTCAGCGTCGGTTTGGATGTCAGAGTAGAAGTCATTGAGGTCACGCTCTCCGTTGCCATCATCAATACCTGCATCACGGCGAAGACGATCGGCCTCCAGCGACACCTTATCAGTAGCAGCTTTGCGATAGTCCGTATCAGCAAATATTTTGCCTACCGTCGCAAGCGTGCCGACGATGGACTCAATACGAACGGTATTGCGCATCATCGCCTTCTCGGCGGCGCTGATATTTTCCATCAACACCTTTCTTTCCTGGTCCCCTTCAGCGTCATCCAGCTTGGTCAACCACCGGCCAATATTCTCTGCGGCGACAAGGTTGTTAGCCCGAAGGCGAAATAATTCGTCTTCGAGTGTCAACGCTTTCGCGTCTTCAATGACCTCATCTTTAAGCAGAAGGCGGCGGGCGTAACCACCATGCTTTAACGCCTGCTGGTTGCCGGGTTGAAATGGGTTAGTCGGCGGATCGGTACGCACCCCGCGTATCGGTTTCGTATCTGGTGGAGGTTCGGATTTTGGTTGCGTACTTTTTTGCGTACGTCCAGCGCTGGCAGGCTTTTCGCTGGTACGCGCCTTACTCTTTTGCGTACCACTTTGCGTACCATTTTTGCGTACCTGCGTACCGCTATTGCGTACCCAGTCAAATTTTTTAGCCCTCTTCCTGATAGCCCCTTCAGTAACGCCGTATTTATCGCCTATATCACGGAGACTAAGGACTCCGGCCCGGTATGCCGATTCGATGGCCTCCCAGTCCGGTTTTGCCATAATTTTGTCCTCGCCTTGACATTATCGAGCCACCTCTTGAAGTGGCTCTGTAATGCCTTACTTCAGGCACTGCGTGGTGATGTATTCCTGCGCAGCCCTCAGGGATGTTTGGTCGCTGATGATTCCGGATCGGATACCGAGAACGTTTCGTCCAGCAACTGCAGAGAGTTCGACGGTGGCATCATCGCCCATGCTGGCGGCGCCGGCGGTTTGGGTTGCGGCTGACACTGGACACTTGCCTTTGACGAGCACCCGACCACCATTATCAAGCTTGCGCTGCAGAGCATCATTTTTAGCTTTTGCATCGGCTATCTCCTTCGTGTATTTGGCATCGAGCGCTGCGACGTCTCTCTGGCGGGTCTGCATGTCAGCGATGGTGTCTTTCGCCAGGCTGAGCTGCTCAGTCACTTTATCGCGCTGCCTTTTGAACTCGGTCGCGTTGTCGTGGTAGTGACTGGCCAGCCACCCAAGGCAAACAACCAGGCAGATCACAATGGCGGCGATAATGGCGGTTAACCGGCTCATTTTTGACTCCAGAGACAAACTTCGCGCTCAATCTCGCGACGAGTTACCAGGCCTTTCCACTGTTTGCCATTGGCATAGGTCCAGCGGCGCAGCTGATCACATGCACCTTTCTGGTCGCCCTGGTTGATTTTGCGCAGAAGCGTGGAGGTCTGGAAATTGCCAGCGCCGACGTTATACGCGAATGAGTAAAGCGCCCCACGCATTGTTTCGGGGATCGGCTTCTGGATGTATGGGTCAATCTGGCGGGCAACGGTGTTCAGGTCCTTACTTAGCAGCGCACGGCATTCAGCCTCGGTGTACTTCTTGCCGAGCATGATATCTTTGCCAGTGTGTCCATAACAGACCGTCCAGATCCCTACCACATCCTGATAGGGGGCGTATCGCACGCCTTCAAGACCATCGTTCCCGGTTGGGCCGGTGATGAGCGCAGAAGCAATGGCTATGGCGCCACCGCCGACGGCAGCGATAACGCTATTCCTCAGTTTTGGTGTCATAGCCATTGAGCCGATCCTCGCGTTCTTTCCGCCTGTAGTACCAGTTCACCCCACAGGTGGTAATGGTGCAGGCGATACCGACAATAATTGCCCAGTCACTCAGGGTCATCCCCGCTATTTTGTCGGCCAAAATCCATACCTCTGCCTTAACTGCCCCGGCATACGCCTTTGCTGAGACACCGCAGCCCGTCAGTGCGGTCCCGGTGCCGTATGAAAGTCTGCTGTAAATGGTGCTCATTTTTGTCATAACCTCACCTCCGTTGATGACGGATGGCGCTGTGCGTAAATGGGGAAAGAGGCCCAGACCCTGCGGGCTGATTTATCAACAAAGCACGTCGGGGATGATTCCCGAGGATCTGGGCATGCTCAATAAAAAACCCGCTCAAGGCGGGAAGAAATACCAAGGGTAAAAGCGACGGCGCGGTAGCCGTAATGGTCCCAAGGTAGAGGGATAGGGTTGTGGTGCTGTGCGTCAGCAATTCCTTCGTCGCCTTGGTGAGCCGCAACCACACCAACTAGCATTGGGATTAACCACAACGGAAAGATCACTGCGGCGGAATCGAACCGCATCTGCATAAGCCGCATTTCCCAGATATGCTACTTACAATGCCCTTGCCTGTTATGGGCTCCGTTTCGTGGAGCAACGGCCAGGTGATCAATCTGGCACCTATCAGGACTTATTTAAGCGTTAGTGCTCATGCCCGTGTCTGGTGCTGGTTGACGGAATCGAACCTCTGACGCGCAAATCACAAGGCTGCCGTTCTGCCACTGAACTAGACCGGCGAAATTAGTCAAGTAGATGAGCCATCTGGTTACTCTGCACTTCCTCCATCCATTTAATAAGCTCAGCTTTATCTCGCCCGCTTTTATAAAATCTCCTGGAATTTATACAGATTGAGGCGTCAATTCGCCCAGATTTCCTGACAGTTAGGGAGCCGCAATTCGTGCGTGATTTAAGGTAGTCACGGCTACGATTTTCAGCCTGGAGCTTATAATCTGCAATCCTCAGGTTTTCTAAGGAATTGTTTTTGGTGTTTCTATCAATGTGATCAATTGTCATGCCATCTGGGATTTCACCATTTGCTATGGCCCAGACAAGTCGATGCGCCTTATATTTCACACCGTCTATTTTGACGTAGTAATAACCGTGGTTATCAAGACTCCCAGCCCTAGAGCCTTTTTTTGCTCTGGCACTAGCATCAACCTTCCACCTCAACCCGCTTTCACTACTGCCATCAACTTCCAAAAACTGCCTAGCCTTTGCGATTGGTAAGGGGATTGTTTTTGCGATCATGCGTTTTCCTTGCTTTGAAATGAACCTTTGCCGCATAGGAAATCAGCCCGTCGAGGCTCGCCAGCACTAACTGACTTCCTCAAAGGCTCATTTCAAAGGGTATGGTTCGACGTGGCTGGAATGCGCTGCGGTGCGCGGTGAAATGCAGATACAAAAAAGCCCAAGGCATTAACCTCAGGCTCGGTGTTCTGATAGGTCAAACGCAAATACGGCAACCTACACTAAATATATTGCTCATTTGTTCATTGGAATGCAAGCACGTTATGACTATTTTTTGCAATTTTCCTCACGCTTTCGCGATCGTTAAACGCATTTTGCAGCGGCTGGTATAGGCAGAAGAGCGCCGCGTTGATAATCTGCTTAACTTCCCGGCGGATGGTTGAAATGCTCGGGTGCTTATACTGGTTTCCGGCGCGGGTCTTCATTAGACGAGGTTTGCTCACGGCATGCTGCCATGAGGCGATCCTTATCTCGCTTGAGTTGCAGACGTAATAGGCAAAAATTACTTTCCATGCGTTCTCATCTACGTTTTTCAGGTAATGCCGGATTACGGCATCAATCAGCAACCCATCATCATCGCTGCATACAGGCCTTGATGGTGCTTGCGGTTCAACCGTGGCCATGAACTTGGCAATCATATTTATCATCGCCTTGTCTATCTTCCCTGTCTGGCACCACGCGCCCCAAAGTTGGAGCCACTGATCTATCCACTGGTGCTGTTCGTTGGTTAATTCCAGTTTCATGCTGTCTCTCCCAGGGTCTGATAGATGCGAACGAAATTCTTCAAAATTCGGTAGTCAACCAGTACGGTGCCACGGTGCCGGCATAGACGCAGCTTTTGCCAGCGGTCGCGGATGCGTTCGATAACGTCACGGCTCATGCGGCCTCCTGATGGCGGGCGCGGCGCTTTTCCAGCGCGCGGGCTCTGCGGGTGAATATGGATTTGATTCGCTGCAGGTAGGGAATATCGAACCGGCGCGGCTCGTTATCAGCCTCAAGGCGCTCTACGCGATCCAGGCCAATGCGTTCAATCAGGTGAATGCGATATTCAACAGCGTTGCCGCTCAACTGCCGGTTGCAGCGGGTGCAGGCGGAGTGGACATTGAACACGTTGAATTTCAGGTGCGACGCCGCACCACGGGAACGGTAATGACTGGCGTCAATTGCGCTGCCGGTCAGGTAGTTGCTCTTACCAATAAGCGGGTTTCCGCAGCTCACGCAGGGCTTACCTTCATCACGAATGCGAATATACCGGTTAAAGGCTGACTGAGCCTCTTTATCCCATTGGGCCTTTGTCTTGAATGACTCTCGCTTGGCCCGGCGACGCTGGCGACCTTCCTTTTCGGATTCGCGCTGGCGCTTCACCGCCCTGGCCTTCGCCGCCTCCCGGGCTTTTGCTGTCTGTTTTTTGCCGATCGCGCTGGCGCATTCAAAACTGCATACCACCTGCCCTTCCCGGGCAGGATGGAACCATTCGCGGCAGTGGGCGCATTTACGGCGTGCTGGTTTACGCATGTGGCCTCCGTGCTCTCAGGCGTAGCCACTTCTTATCGACCAGGCGGGCGGTGTAGTCTTTCAGGGTCGGGATGTCTGAAGGCTTAACTTCGACCTTGCGCTTGCGGCGCGCCGGCACGCGGAAGATGCCGCGTTCCATTACTTTGGCGAGAAGGCTGCTCATCAGGCCTCCTGCTTTTGCTGCAGTTGCTGATATTCGCAACCGTGTGGAATGGTGAGAGCCAGACCAAACTGAGCGCACCAGGCCTCTACTTTGGTCAGGAAGATGTGCATTTCGCCGGTATCAAGATCGGAGGTATGCCGGGGCTCCCAGGTTGTGGTTTTCTCACCGGTGATGAAGTCGGTGTATGTCACCTCTTCACAGCCGAGATAGGTCTTTTTGAGGTTGCGCTTAACCCACTCAGGAGTTGCGTCGGTACGTCCGGATTTAATCAGGTATTCGCTGATTTCCGCGTACCACATGTGACTGAGTGCGTTCTGGCTCAGGCTGCGTTTTTCACGCCACTCTTTGACCTGCAGGCGAAGACATTTCCCGTCAGAGAGCTGCTCCTGAAGAATCTTGCCTATAGCGCTGAAGTTGCCGCTGTGCAGTTTGATGCCGCATTGAGGGATGTTCACGCTTCACCTCCGCAGAGGCTAAACGCTGAATGCAGTAAATCGCCGGTGGCTTTCGCCATCGGTGACAGGGATTGCTGTAAGGTTTTGTGCGCCATGTGTCCCCACTTGGCGCCGGGGTAAAGTTGTCAGTTGTCCAGACTGACCAGGTAATTATCGCCCCTCACGGGGATAAAAGCAAAATGAGCATATACGATAAACCCCTCAGGAGAGGGGTTTGATTTCAACTGGAGGCTTTACGTTCTGCGGGGGATTTAGGCACCTTTCACCTCTACGCATTGAATATTATCTACGCTTGGCGAAACATCGTCCCAGGACCTCTTATCATCTGCAACTTTCATCGCCTTAATGGCTGCTTTGCACTGCTCCATACTCTGCATGGGGACCACCTGCATATTCGATGTATTGCTGCTGATGACGAAAATCAGGAAGATGTACGCCATCACTTCACCTCCAGGCGCCAGACGGCCTGGCCAATGCGGCTCTCGTGGGGACATTTGGATACCAGCCCCTCTTTCGCCAGTTCAATAAGCTCTTTGCGGAGGTCGGCGCTCCTCCATTCCACCCCAGGGAATTTGCGCTCCATCGCGCATCGGATATTCCAGGTAGCCATGCGGAAAGGGTATCCGCTCCCCAGTGTCGCATCCTGCAGCGCAGCAGCATCAGTCATCACCTGCATGATTTTGCTTTTTACGTCACTCACTCTTCACCTCCTGCGGTGCTGCCGGCAGTGATACATGAGACCACGACTCACCACTAACCACTCTCCTAATTGTTCTTTTGGACACGTTAAACATTTTGGCTAGCGACCCAAAAGAGGCGCCCAACCCCCTTAGCAACCTTATTTCACTTACGCTTTGGTTGTTTAGCTTTGAGTTGGCCTGCATTTCCCCTTTATATGCCGGAAGATGTGACCTGTTTCTCAGCCCTGTTTCCCACGCATGCTTTCTATTCTCCTGCGGCGTGACCCATTCAAGATTTATTAGGTGTGGGTTGGCCTTATTTCCGTCTATATGATTTACCTCGGGCTTACCATAAGGATTCGGTAGAAATGCTTCTGCAACTAGTCTATGCACCCTTGCAATTTCCCTCCTCCCATTTGAAGCATCACTCAGCCTAACAACGCAATATCCATTGGTATTAAGAAATTGTTTTAACGGTCCGCCATTAAAGCGCTGCTTAGTTCCATCCCTCCTCAAAATCACTCTTGGCAGACTAATGACATCTCCGCACTCATTAACCTGGTAAATACCTTCCCAACCAACAACTGGTAAGAAATTCATGAGTTACTCCTTAGGCGGATTTGGCAATGGCATCCAGTGGGTTATATTCTTGGCAACGAATTGGTTTGCCTGCCAAGCACCAAATATGAATGCGTAGGTAGTTACGTAACGATTATCCCAGCAAAGATACGCCCCATCATTTTCAGGCATCCGCTCGCTTACCGTAATCCATTTACCAGGCACTACCGGTGCTGGCTGCGCGTGGAGATAGAGCTTAGTGCCAGGCTCAAAGGACTGGATAAGGCGGCGATAAGAAAGCGCATCCCCTCCATCATCGCCAACAACAATCACCGGCTCACTGTCCGCTACCGGCTGCGCTGGCGGCATATCTGGACCTTTGCGAATAGCTTTTGCCAGCTCGATAGGGTCATCGTAAAGCCAGTCTCCTGTTTCAGGGTGATTGGCTTCTGCCAGTTGGGCGGCCCATTCCAGACCGTCTTTGTGCCCCTGCAGGTAGTCGAGAGGCAAACACCCTGACTCGCTGTCCATTGCGGCCAGCGCCATGCGGGCCACTCGCTTGAGAATCTCTATGTCGGCAAACCCAAGACGATAGCCAACCTTTAAATCAAATACGGCCTGAATGCTTTCTTCTCTGGTTGTGGTTGATTTGGTCATGGCCTAATCTCCGTTCTGCCGCCGAGGATGCGGATTGCAATCCGTTCCCGGAGGCTGAGTTGCCTGCGTTTTCCTCTGGCGTTTATGATTTCTGGCCTGCCTGCGGGAGGATAGTGAACCCGAACCGACTGCCCATCTAATGCATGGGACGCCTCAAGGAGCGCGGATTTTAAATATGCAGGACATTCATGCTGCACTCGTTCACCGTCTGAAATAACGCCAGCTATACCCTGCAGAGTTGACGCCAGATTACTCAAATAATTTTTCATATCACTCAGCCTCCACCTTGATGCCAGCGGCGGCACGTTCAGCCTCGCTTTGTTCCCAAAACCACTTGTGAAGCGCCATAAGTTCTTCATCAAGCGGAGCATATTTGCGGTCGAAATAGGCCTGTGCGTCTTTCTCCGCTTCATCAGGCAATTCGCCAGGCCCAAAGAGCGTGTTATAAATCCACGCCAGCCCGTTTTTAGCATCGCCAGTGGCCTGCCATTCGATGATTGCAGCCTGCATAACCAGGATATTTTTGCCGATCAGTAGATCCAGCTGTTGATAGCGCTTACGGATATATTCGTTTTCCGCCTGCGCCTTCTCCAGCGCCTCTACCAGCGCGAGGATGCTGGCAGGGTTAGCCAGGGCGATGTATTTTGCGTCTTCCTCACGCCAAATGCTCTGGCGGGCAAACCCCCACCAAACTACAGCCTCAGCTAGAAATTCTTTATCGCTGGTATCAATGCCGTAGTTGCCGTCTTCACACGGCTTGTCATGTACATACCACGGCCCCGGAGTCGCTTTCTCTGCCGCCGCTTTCAGTCTTTGCGCCAGTTCGGTGATATCAGTCACGCTGTGACTCCTTGCGCAGCTGCTTGGCGAAATCATCGGCTCCGAGCGCAATAATTTTGCAAACTGATGCCCCGTTATAATTAGCGCGAAGATGCGCTGCAAACTCCTCCACCCCATCAGCCTTAATCCCGGCTACGATGCGATCGGTGGCTGGAATGAAATCAGCAGGCTCGACATCGGTTACATCGCCGGTTGTCGGGCATTGCTGTTTCGGCCACTCTATTCTGTGCATGAGAAATGAATTCTCCGCAGCCAGCTGCTTAAACGCTTTCGCCAGCGCCATAACCTTTGTCTCTCTGATCGACAGCTCGCCTGCGCTCTCCAGGGAAGCGATGATCTCGTTTACTGCCTGCAGTGTGATAGTCATTTTCTTACTCCTGCCAGGCACTGGTTAAACAGGCTGGTCATTGGGTTTACACCGCCAGGACGCTGGCGATACTGAACAGACGGATCGCTTTCGGTTACGGCTGTTGTGTCAATCAGGGTGTATCGGTAGCTCCTGCACTCCCCTTCACGCTTAACCTGGCCGTCACGGTGCATCTGCCACAGGGAGGAATTGACCACTGAAGAGTCAAGACCGGTACCGCGGCGGATATCCTGAAAGCTGCAGCCAGGATGCTGGCCGATGAAGTTAATAACGGCTTGTTTGCCCGAGTTCTTTTTCATGACCGGTTCTCCCGATAGCTTTCCCAGGTAAACGAAATCGTGCATCCTCCGCCGTCGTTCATGCGGTCGATGACGCGCTCGCCGATAAACTGCGTCAGCTCATCCTTCGGCAGGTTGCTGATCAGGATCGTCGGCCTCAGGCGCTCGTAGCGGGTGTTGATGATTTCAAACATGATCATCTTCTCGGCTTCGCTGCCAAACTGCACACCAACCTCATCGACAATCAGAAGGTCTGGCTTCGTGAAGTAGCGGATCACCTCATCCTCAGTGCGCGTGGCTGTTTTTGACCAGGTCGATTTAAACTCCCGGGCAATCTTGAGCGCCGTCGTGAAAATGACTGAGCTTTGGTGGTGCTCAATCACATGGCGGGCAATGGCCAGCGCAAGGTGGTTTTTACCGGTACCAGGCTTGCCACACATAACCAACCCACCGCCCTGCTGGAGGCGATCAGTCCATTTCGATGCGTAGGCCTGGCAGACCCGTAATGCTCGCTCAGAATCCTTCCCAACAGGCTTGTAGCTGTCCAGAGTGCACGTGGAGAAGCGCTCTGGTATATCCAGCTGTCGAAGCAGCCTTTCTGCAGTTTGCTGGCGAACTCGCTTATCCCAGCGAACCTTTTCATCCCTCAGAAAATTCAGTTCGTCTTCCAGGCAGCCCGGGCAGCGTGTCGGCGGTGATGGCAGATTGATGATGATGCTGCTGGTCAGGATCCGCTTTCGCTGCTCATACTCGCCATGCTTTTCGCAACAGACGCGCTCAATAACCACCTCGCAATTCGGGATGTCTTCCGGTGGCTTACTCAGCTGATCAAGCATCCGCTCAATGGCAGTGATTTTTTCTTCCAGTTCCATGATCAGTCCCTCGCCCATGATGGGATTTCAGTCTGCCCGTAATCCTTCCCTGCGAAATTTTCGGCAACTCGCACCTGTTGACTTGGTTGAGGCTTGGCACCATTTGGCTCAAACAGGCCTTGCCAGCCATTGGCGATGCTGCGGTTGATAATTTCTTCGGGCGCGTAACCGTTCAGTCTGCAGCGGTCCAGCAGGTTGATAGCCTGGGTGACCGTCTGCTGAGACTTGATCGGCTTTTTCAGGTCGCGACGATATGCCACCCATGACGACCAGATTTCTGCAGAAAGCCAGTCAGGCAACTGAACAGCTAACGCATCGAACGAAACCGCCCGGGGGGATTTAGGGGGGTTATTAATATTGTCTTTATTGTCTTTTGTAATAGTGTCTTTTGTGTGTCCCTGTTCTGGTGACAGCGCTGTAACCGTTTTGGTGACACTTTTTGTCACCGCCATGGGGACACTGTCACCACCGTGGTGACTGTCACTATCGTGGTGACAGTCTGTGTCACCGCCGTAGTTACACTGAGGTCCCTTCTTGGTTTCAGGTAAAGCCCACTCATGGAGGTTTTTGTTAGGGCCAATGAGATCACCCTCTTCAACCAGAACATGCATTGAGAGAAGCTCTTTTTTGGCAACGTTGACCTTCTGACGTGGCAGCCTGGTCATCTTCGCGATCTGAGTGTCAGCGATACGGTCCATTTTTTTATTGAACCCGTAGGTTTTCCGGCAGTATGCATGAGCTACCTTGGCCTGATTTTTGGTCAGGTTCGCACCGATAAGCTCTTCATAAAGCTCGTTCGCCAGACGGGTGTAACCATCGTCTGTGTCGGCCACACGTTGCTCCTGTATCCCCATATCGGCCATGGGGAAGTTGAGTATTTCTGCGGTGTTCATGCTTCACTCTCCCAGCCGGCCTCTTTCAGGAATTCGCGATAGTTGTCCAGGATGGCGCGCGCATCAGCAGGCAGTTCAATGTCAGCCTGATCAGCGATTATCTGGAGAAACTGGCGCGCCTTTGCTGCGCTAAACTGCGGCAGCGCCGCGCTGCGGGTTAATTTCGATTTACCTGACGCCCTGGCCTTATCCATCTGGCGAATGGCTACAGAGGCCGCCTGGGGGCCGTGCTCGCGGGATAAAGCAACCGCAGTTGTCGGGGATACCTCTCCGGCACGCACCATGCTGATCAGCTCTTCTCCGCAGGTCAGCAAATGCAGGTGATAGTCGACGTCGGACAGAGAACGCTTAACCTTCTTCGCGATTTCGTCCAGCTCCCACCCCTGATTTCTCAAACGCTGATATGCAGCTGCGCGTTCCAGAGCAGTGAGGGGCTTTCCCTGGTTTCGGGTAACCATGAAGGCGATACGGTCAGCTTCGTTCCCAACGAAGTCTTTGCACTCAAGACGGATGATGTCAGCACCTGCTTTCGTCGCCTCAATGGCGCCGTAATAGCGGTGGTGACCGTCGATTACCTTCACGCCCTTCTCGGTAACCTGGACGTCCAGCGGAGGCACCGACTCGCCGGCGATAAACGCATCGCGGAACTCAGCGACGTGATCCTGGTCGATTTCGCGGATATTCAGGCCGGGCTCGACGTACAGCTCTGACAAAGGAACGGTGTAAGTTTTGTTAACCACCGTTCCGGTGCCGTTTTTGTCTTTGTGCTTGTAAAGCTGGTAAAGTGAACTCATAATTACTCCTGTGAATTGATCCAGTTAATTGGCGTAGAAAGCCGTTAGTGTCCTACCACCGCGGCTTTCGCCTTTTTCAGAACAGACCTTGCTGCTTAACAGGCTTTGCCCTTTTCTTTTCGAACTTGTCAGACGGTAATGTCTGCTTCTCAGCCCACAACTTTGCGTGGCGTAACACATCGTCAAAAATCCTCCCCTTGCGACTGGCCTGCGACATGCGCTTGTACATATCGACCGCCTGGTATGCCCCCCTGAGCCACTGCCTGGGTGAATCCCTGGCGCATCAGCTCTTCGCGGACGTTCTTCTCAATGAATTCGATGTGGTTCATCAATCCCACCCTAACGGACCTGGACGGCACCGCTCTGCACGTAATCCGATATCTGCCAGCGTTTCTACTGACTGCAGGTAGTGGCGAGAAACTACCACCGCCTCCGGCGGAACAACCTGCAGACCAAGCACTGACAGCTCTTTTGCTATGTCAGCGAAATGCCCTTCCCCCTTTCTGCGACTGACTGTTGATTCACTGATACCCAATATCTCCGCGTAAGCCTTCTGTCCGATGGATGAAAGGCGGTTGAGTAAAACCCCCTCCAGCTCAATTGGGTTGAGGATTGGCGGCTCTAACTTTCGGGCTATTGCATTCTCCATCTGTGATACTTCCTCTGGTGGTGTTTGAAAGGCCGATTAAATCGGCAACTTATTGAGATTGAGATGGCATCTCGCCATAAAGCAGCCACTTAGGGTCGCAATGGAGCGCAGTTGCCAGTTCGAACAAATAACGTGGGCGCTTGGTTGTCCCGGCCTCAATTGCCTGTAGAGACTGCTGTCTCATGCCAACTTTTTTTGCTAATTGCGCCTGAGACAGATTCATCTCTTCGCGCTTTTTTTTGAGGCGTTGCGAAATGGTTTCCATGTTACCTCCTACAGTTTTATCTGTATTCTGTGACAGTTATTTCTGTTTGTCAATTACAGTTTTAACTGTGAATATCAAGGCATACATTGAGAGGGATTTATGAGCCTTGCAGATCGCGTAAAGCAAAAGAGAATTGAGCTCGGTCTAACGCAGACCGAGGCAGCGTTGAATGCCGGAATAACTCAGCAGTCATGGCAGAGCATTGAAAAGGGAGACACCAGAAAACCGCGTAATATTATTGGCATAGCTAAGGCGCTAAAGTGCGATCCTGACTGGCTAATGAATGGCGGGGCCTTTATGCCTATTGCTGAAGTTAGCAGCAAGAAGGTGCCTCTCATAAGCTATGTCCAGGCAGGGGCTCTCGCAGAAAAAAATCCTATTGAGGCATTTGATGGGAGTTTTGAGTACATCCTCACAGACCACGAAGTTTCTGATTTTACTTTTGCTTTACGCATCGAAGGCGATTCGATGGAGCCAGACTTCAAGGCTGGAGATGTGATTATTGTAGACCCCGAAGTTGAGCCAACCCCCGGAGAGTTTGTTGTGGCCAAGAACGGTGGGGCCCAAGCGACGTTTAAAAAATATCGGCCAACTTACACCGATCACCTGGGCTGCCAGCATTTCGAGCTTGTGCCATTGAATGATGACTACCCGATTATCAGTAGCGAGCATCAACCACTAACAATCATCGGCGTGATGATTGAACACAGAATCTATCGAAGAAAGCGCTAACCCCCTCTCCCTCTCAGAATAGAACCGGCGTATGCCGGTTTTTTTTCGCCTCATCAAAATAAATCACCTGTCATTACAGGTAGATATGTAATCAATTACAAAAAATACAGTTTTGTCTGTTGACGAAAATACAGTTTTATCTGTAAATTTAAGCCATCCAAACAACACCGGCAACGCCGGGGTGAAGTCAAAACGTCCCGTTAGCCGCGATAAGGCAAAGGTGAAGAGATGATCCGCGAAGAAGACAAGCCTGCATGGCGTAATTTTTGGTTAAAGGTCGTTCCGTTTTTGGTTGCTGTCCTTTTTTTTAGCTTCGCATGCTGGGGTGGAAAATGAGCAAACAAGGCATTCGTTCACTGGTTATCGCGCTGGCCATTGGTGTGGTTTTCTGGGCTGGGCTGGCTGTCGAAATTATGCATTTCACGGGGGTGTTCAATGGCTAACTCAATTCCTAACAACGGACGCGCCGTGATGATGCGCAATCGCCGCACCGGTGCCGCCTGGCTGGTCAGCTTCGACTATCGCGACGGCAGCTACTGGCATGAGCCGCAGGGCAATCTGCGCCACATCCGCCGGCCATACGCATCACGCAATATCGAGCCGAACCTGGTACCAGCCGGGACGCATTAACCGCGCATATCAGCGCACGAATTTAACTGAGCTATCAGGCAGCCATTACGGTGCCGGGCGTTTCACAACCAAATTTCAGGGGAAACCATGAGCGAAATAATGGATTTAGTCGTCATCGAGAAAAAGAACGCGATGGCGGTTTTCACCAATAACGACCAGCTCGACCCGCTTATCGAAGCGATCGAAAAAGAGGCTCGCAGCCTGGTTCCGGACGTGACCACCAAAAAAGGCCGCGACGCCATCGCATCCATGGCTCACAAGGTTGCGCGCTCTAAAACTTACATCGACAACGCAGGTAAAGACCTGGTCGCTGAGCTGAAGGCTCTGCCAAAGCAGATCGACGAAAGCCGCCGCGTTGTCCGTGAGCGTCTCGATGCGCTGAAAGATGAAGTGCGTCGCCCGTTGACCGAATGGGAAGCCGAGCAGGAACGCATTAAGGCCGAGGAAGCCATGAACGCCCTTCACGTCGAAGCGCTGGTGATGAACGAGAACATCGATCTGCAGCGTGCGGTTCAGTTCGAAGCTGACCACGAAATGGCCCTCCTGATGAATGACGCTTTCGACCGAGAGCAGGCTGAGAAAAAAGCAGAAGCTGAGCGCCAGCGCATTGCCCGCGAAGAAGAGATTAAGCGCCTGGCAGAAGAGAAAGCGAAGCGTGAAGCAGCAGAACAAGCACAGCGTGAAATTGACGCCGCAGCCGCTAGAGAGCGCGAAGCGATTTTGGCCAAAGAGCGAGCAGAACGTGAACAGCGAGAAGCAGCTGAGCGTGCGGAGCGCGAAAAGCAGGCCGCTGTTGAAGCGGAACGCCGCAAAGCACAGGAAGAAGCCGATCGCATCCGCCGCGAGGCAGAGCAACGCGAACAAGTCCGCCTTGCGGAGGAGAAGCGCAAAGCAGATGAGCAGGCGCGCCGCGAAGCCGACGTTAAGCACCGCAAGGCTGTAGGCACTGAAATCGTCAAAGCTCTTCTGGCCAATACCAGCCTTACCCGGGATCAGGCTATCGAGGTGCTCACCGCGGTTAAAGACTGCCGCATTCCTCATACCGGTATCAGTTACTGAGGTGCTTATGAACGCATACCGCGCATATGACGTGATCGAAGAGCGTAAGTGGGCTGAACAAACGCTGTCCGAAGAGAAGGAAAAGTGGATTGAAGATCGGGCAAAAGAGGTCTTTGCCAGCCTTCCAGAGGATCCCTACGCGGCACTACGCCAGTCTCTATCGTCCGAGGCGTTTCCATATGAAGGCCTCCGTAGCGATAAGGCTGGCGAGGTATACAACGACTTGCGCACAGCAATAGCTTACGCCCAGGCGGAATACGACTGGGATCACCGCACCGGCTGCCCGTTTTAAGGAGAGAGTTAATGGCCCGAAGAAATTTACTCCACAAATCGAAATTAGCCGACTTCAAGGAGTGGCTCTCGATGAACGGAATTCAGTGGAGAGATGGGAAAGGTAGTTACCAGGTAATCCAGGTGAATACGGGATGCGGCTGGACACCGATTTATGACAGCAGCAAAGAGCGACGCGAGCATTTCACTATTCAGGATGCTCTCAGGCCTTTGGTAAACAGATTCATCAGAGAGGCTGCAAAATGACAGATTCAAAAACACATTACCGCAAGGCTTTCGATTCTCCATACCTGAGCAGTGCCGATATCGTTGAACCCACGGTGCTGACGATCGCCCGGGCAACATTAGAAAGCGACAAAACCAAAAAAACTAAAGACGTTTTTAACACCGCTTATTTTGAGGAGCGCGAGTTGCGCCCTGGCGAAAAGCTTAAGCCAATGATCCTGAATGCCACCAACAGCAAGATGCTGAAAAGCATTACCGGATCGCCATTCCTTGAGGATTGGGTCGGCGTGAAAGTCACTGTTTACGTCGATAAAAATGTCAGGTTCGGAAAGGAATCGGTTGAAGGTCTCCGCTTAAGCCCAGCGCGCGTTACAAAACCTGTGCTTTCGCCGGAAAAAACGCAGGCATGGAATAACGCTAAGGCCGCCTTCAAGCGCGATGGCAACCTGGATGCAGTGCTGGCGAGAATGGACATTTCTCCAGAGCATCGCCGCCAACTGGAACAGGAGTGCTCAGCATGATCTGGCATGACGTCGAGCAAAACGGGGAAGAGTGGGATGCTCTTCGCCTGGGGAAGGCTACCGCTTCAAACTTCGGCTTGATTATGGCTAACGATGGCAAGGCGTTTGGTGAGCCAGCCAAGCGTTATGCGCTTCAGTTAGCTCTTGAGCAGATTAAAGGGTGCAAGTCTGAGTTTGGCTTCACAAACGACCATATGGAGCGCGGCCACGAACAGGAGCCAATCGCTCGCATGCTGTACGAAGAGATGAACTTCGTCGACGTGGATAACGGCGGTTTCTTTGATCACGAGACGTATGGGGATAGTCCAGACGGACTCGTAGGCCGGGATGGGTTGATTGAGATTAAGTCGGTAATTGCCGCTACTCACTACGCTAACCTCACCCGCGGCTCCTTCGATCCGGCATACAGATGGCAACTAATCGGCCACCTTGATTGCTCTGGCCGGGATTGGGTTGACTTCATCAGCTACTGCTCTGATTTCCCTGACGGAAAGCAACTCATTGTTTACCGTCTGACAGCCGCTGAGTGCCAATCAGAAATATCCCGCCTTCGAGCGAGAAGGTGTGAGTTCCTTTCCCTTGTGGCAGAGACCAAGCGAATGATACTGGAGATCGAATGAAACATTACCGCGACGCCATAACCGTAGGAAAAGTGAAGTGCATGTACTCCGTCCTTCATCGTGGCTGGCTAATGCCATCGGGTGAAGTGGTAAGAAACCCGTTAAAGGCTCAGAGGCTGGCTGAAGAGCTGGACACGAAAAGAGGTGCGCAATGACTGATTATGGCGGATCGAAAACTCCAAAAAATGAACGTGACTACTGGCAAACGCCGATTGAAATTTTCAACGCGCTCGACCGCGAGTTTGGCTTCTGGCTGGATGCTGCAGCCTCTGAGAGTAACGCACTATGCGCTCACTATCTCACTGAGCTGGATGACTCGCTGAACAGCGAATGGACGTCATACGGGGCGATCTGGTGTAACCCGCCCCATTCCGATATCGGCCCGTGGGTGGAAAAGGCTGCTGAGCAATCCCGGGCGCAGTCTCAGGCCGTAGTGATGCTGTTACCCGCTGACATCTCTACTGGCTGGTTTATTTCAGCCATGCAATCAGCTGATGAACTCAGACTCATAACCGGCGGCCGCGTTCAGTTTGTTCCGGCATCCGTTAGAGGAAAGCGCCAGAGCAACCCTAAAGGCTCGCTCCTGTTTATCTGGCGCCCGTACATCACCCCGCGACACATCATCACGTCTGTATCGCTGGCTGAGTTAAAGCGGATCGGGAATCTGGAGGCAGCATGAGAAAGGGAACCATTATCTGCCTGTGCGATATCACTGGCGTCATGGCTGATCCATGGGTCGAAGCAGGTTATCGCGCCGTCCTGGTGGACCCGCAGCACCCTGAGACCTCGATCGACGGTCCTGTTGAGCGCATATCGGCAACCATCCTTGAGGCGATGCCGCGGCTATCTCAGATCATCCGCACTGAGAACGTCGTCATCGTCATCGGCTTCCCGCCATGCACGGACGTGGCTGTTTCCGGGTCCCGCTGGTTCGAGTCCAAGCGCGCCAAAGACCCGCATTTCCAGGGCAAGGCCGCGCTGGTCGCTGAGCAATGCCGGATGGTTGGCTTGGCGGCCGGCTGCCCGTGGGCATTCGAAAACCCGGTGAGCGTGTTCAGTAGCATCTTCGGCTCGGCCGATTACACGTTCCATCCGTACCAGTTCACTGGTCTGTGCGCGGATGACAACTACACGAAGCAGACATGCCTCTGGACGGGTAACGGCTTCAAGGCGCCGGCAGAGAATATGCACCCGATGGTTGAAGCGGCTATCGACGCCGTGAAGCTGGCCAGCGGCCGCATGATGCCGAAGAAAAAGGCGATCGAGGCCATATCCGGAACGTCCTTTGCCGGATTGGTGACTGACTGGTATCCGGACAACCGAATTCACGAATGTCCGCCCAGCGACGAGCGCGCCAACATTCGCAGTGCTACTCCCCTGGGCTTTGCAAGGGCCGTTTTCCTTTCGAATGCACCCCACCTCAATAAGAAGCGGGAGGCAGCATGACGCCAGAAGAAAAAGAAAACGCTCTCCGCGCCTAGGCTCGTCGCTGCGCAGAAGAGATAACCAAAGCGATGAGCGTAAAGCCTAAACCGAAGTGGAACGCTGTATGCCCCTCTATCCTTCGCAAGCACTACGAGAAGGTAAAGCCGATGGGTGTCAGCCTGGTGAAATTTGTCAGTGTTATTGGTCGCATGAATGGGCGGTATGGAGTGGAATCATGAAGGTAGAAAAAAGCGATGTTCTGGCATTTACCATTTCCGATGTTGAACGCCTCGACCCTGTCAGGGTGATGATTGAAAACTACGAGCCAGGGAAGGGTCGAATCACCGTAACCTGCTTCGGAAAGGCGTGGACCGGTGCCTGGTTTGCTATGGGCGGAGACACCGTTCAGGAGTTCATTAAGCGTGTCAGCAATGACTACCTTATCGGCTATTTCGACCCGCAGCTGCAAAGCACAACTGATGATGATAACGACGCCAACCTTGAATTCGTAAAGGGTGAAATCATCAAACTCAGGCGTCAGCAGGAAATAGATGCTGAGGAAGCCAGGGATATGTGGGTAGAGGCAGAAAACGCTGAGGATGTGAAGCAAAGCTGCTGCGATTGTCGCATCGGTAATAAGTTGCCTGGTCTGCTTGGTGATGATCCGTGGTATGCAAAATGGCCGGCAGTTCCAAACCACAATTATCAATATCTCGAACGCATCATTGACGCGGTACGTGGCGGGCTCGCAGAACTGGAGCGTGCAGCATGAGCGCAGAAATAATCGATCAGGCCAACGAGCTGGCAGAGCGCCGGCTGGAAATGACCATCCAGAACATGCGCATCAACCATAACGCAGTTTCAGCTACTCACTGCCGCGACTGCGGGGAAGAGATACCCGAGCGGCGCCGTGAACTGGTGGCGGGATGTCAGCGCTGCGCTGACTGTCAGGAAGAAGAGGAATTGCGCGGTAAGCATCGGAGGCCGTGATGTTCAAGTTAATTCAGAGAGGCCAGGTCTTTGCTGATTGCCACGGATGGCCGGAAATTGTCGCGAGCAGTGACGATAAGGTGGTTCGCTACTGGCGCCAGGGGCGGATCAACACAGCAAGCACAGACCGCTTTAATAATGATTTCGAGCCGCTCTCTCACGAAGAGGCCCAGCAGATAAAGGCAGATCTGGAGCAGAGCGAACACATTAAGAAACTGCGCTCGCAGCGGGCGGCGTAACCGGGAGGAAATATGGCATCTGACAAACCGATAACAGCACAGCAGGCCGCCGATTTGCTCATCGTGTCTGCGCGGGTGATCTACCGCCTGATTGATTCTGGAGAGCTCGCCGGCCGCAAGGTCGGCAACAAGTACAGAACGACTGAGGCGGCGTGTATTGCATATTTGAAAACCCCGCGCGATCCTGTCATCGCGAACGCGGGTGAACATAAAGGAGAAGTTTTATGTCAATCACCCTCAGGGGCGGCGTGTGGCACTGTCATTTCTTTACGCCGTCAGGAAAAAGAGTTAGGCGATCTCTTGGCACGGGGGACAAAAAGCAGGCTCAGGAGCTCCACGACAAGCTGAAGGCGGAAGCGTGGCGGGTTGATCAGATCGGCGATCTGCCCGTCAGAACCTTCGAAGAATGCTGTATCCGGTGGTTGCGGGAAAAGGACCATAAGCGATCGCTGGATGATGACAAAACCAAAATTGAGTTTTGGCTGCAGCATTTTTCCGGCCGTGATGTCTCAAAGATAACGGCGGAGGAAGTTCATGAAGCCGTTAACGGGATGATCAACCGTAAGCACCTGCAGGTGTGGGAGAGTAAACGTGATGCCGCGCTGAGGAAGGGTAAGCCTGTTCCGGAATACAAACCACGGCAGGTTTCGCAGGCGACGAAGGCGCAACACCTTTCCTTCATTCGATCCCTTCTCAGGGCCGCAGCGAATGACTGGGGCTGGATAAAAACAGCTCCTGTTATCAAAACCCGCAAGCCGATCAGTAAGCGGATACGGTGGCTGACCAGAGAAGAAGCTGAGCGGTTGATCGAGTGCATGCCGGAGAGCATTAAGCCAGTGGTGGTATTTGCACTGGCAACCGGCCTGCGCCGCTCAAACATCATCGGGCTTGAGTGGCAGCAGGTCGATATGCAGAGAAAGGTTGCATGGGTAAATCCGGAGAACGCAAAAGCGGGCAAGGCGATTGGCGTAGCTCTGAATGATACCGCATGCAGGGTATTAAGGGATCAGATAGGGAAGCACTCCCGGTGGGTGTTCGTTCACACCACGGCAAAGCATCGCCCTGATGGAACACTAACGCCCGCGGTTAGAAAAATGCGGGTGGATGACAATAACGCCTGGCGCGCCGGGTTGAAAAAAGCGGGGATCGAGGATTTCCGTTTTCACGACCTCCGGCACACCTGGGCGAGCTGGCTTATTCAGTCCGGCGTCCCGCTTTCTGTTTTGCAGGAAATGGGAGGATGGGAGAGCATCGAGATGGTGCGCCGTTATGCTCACCTGGCACCGAACCACCTGACCGAACACGCACGGAAAATTGACGCCATTTTTGGCGCTAGCGACACAAATACGACACAAGGAGGAAATCAGGCTGGTTTGAAACTTGCGTAAGTTATTGTTTCTTAATGGCACGCCCTACAGGATTCGAACCTGTGACCTACGGCTTAGAAGGCCGTT